CCCTCAAGGATAGATAACAGGCTCTATTAGTATTGTCATGCGGAGTTGCGCCACTCACCTGTTGAATCTATCCCTATAAAGGCTCTCAAATTGTAATGTTCAGCGATTTGCTCCTTGGTTTGCTCCTTATAGCATTTCACTAAACACATCTTACCATGACCGTTAGCTATATGTCAATGGTGTTTATATAAAGCTGTGTATAAACTACGAACTATGGTAGAGTAACCACAAGTAACATAAGGAAAGACCTTCAATGGACTCCAACACTCCTAAACCCAGCAAACCCAGCAAACCCAGCAAACCCGCCCAACACAAGAAACACAAGAAACTAACAATAAAAGAGACTAAACTAGCAGAAGGCAAAGCTAAAGGACTAACACACATACAGGCATACAAAGAAGCAGGCTACTCAACAGGGGTCAGTGGCATAGAAGCAACAGAGAACGAAGTAGCAAGAGCTAATACTCACAAAACACTTACGAAGCCACATGTCAAGGATGCACTAGAGAAAGCACTCATAAAACACGGTATAACACTAGACACATCAATCGCCCCAATAGGCAAAGCTCTCAACGCTGTTAAGCAAAACGAATACACCGGTGAAGTATCAGAAGATATACCGACACAACTTAAAGGAAGTGATAGGGCACTTAAACTAATGGGTGTAGGACAGGATAAAGACGGTCCATCAGTACACTTCCACGCCCACATAGAAGCACAGAGGGAAAAGTATGGCTTATAACCTATCAGACTACCCCAACCCCTTAATGGGCACACCAGACAAGGTAGAGACAGGTTTTAGCCAGGATGCCTACGAGAAGTTTATGGCTGAGAACTTCAAGATAGTAGACAAAGACCAACGGGCTGTACCCTTTAACATGCAACCTGCCCAACACTCACTTAACTGGCACATGCAATTCTATCTAGACATACTTATATTAAAAGCTAGAAAGATGGGGTTCAGCTCAGACGCGCTAGGTATAGCAACAACTAAGTTTCTAACGGGTAAGAATGTGAAGTGTGTGAGCATGTCCTTTGAGCAGGAGGCATCGGAGAAGCAACTAGCCAGGGCTAAGTACTATATAAAGGCATACGAACACATAAACGGTCTGAGAGTAGCATTTAAATACAACTCCAAGAACACGATGGCACTAGAGGGCAAGATTAAGAACGCTCAAGGAGGATACGACTATTACCAGAACATTCTACAGGTGGGGACATTCGGCAACACCTCATTCGGCAGGGGTGATGATATAACCTTTCTACACTTAACTGAAGTGTCATTAGCAGACCTAGAACAGTTGATGGCCGGCGTTGGAGAGGCATGTGTGCCTTCCGCCCATAAGATACTAGAAACCACAGCTAACGGCTTTAACACCTACAAGACAACATGGGACAACGCTAAACTAGGAGAGAACTCTTTTGCCCCACTGTTCTACTCACCCTATTGGGAATACCCTAAAGAATACGTTACTAAGAAGCGTAAAGACTTGGGTAGACTAGGTCCACAAGAATATCCCCTAACAGACTTAGAGGCATTTCTGACATCGGGTGACACATACTTTGATATGGAGGCTATGAGATACTACCTAGAAAACGCTAAGGAGCCTATCAATGCGTAGAGGAACACCAATCATAAAGAACTGTATACACTTACAGAGAGTGTCTTATGCTTCGTAGATACAGAGAATGGGAAAAGGGAGAGTTCGTAATAGTGGCAGCCGACACAGCATGGGGTGGCCCGGATTATTGTACAGCTCAGTTCTTAAGTAAAACTAATTTAGATGTGCCTTTGGTTTATCATTCCAATGTCCTCGCGACTGAGATGACACCAATACTACATCGGGAAGCAGAGAAAATATATGAACAAACAGGAGTTAAACCCACAGTTGTCATTGAAAGAAATAACGGTGGAGTTGCGGAACTTGAACGGCTTGCAACACTTAACCGAAATGGCAAATACAATATATATGTTGAAAAGCATGGAGTCGGCACTACAAAGGCAACTGAAGAAACAGTCAAGCTGGGATGGACAACTTCATCTGCGAGCCGCCCTACTATGCTCAGTATGCTCAAAGAAGCCATCGACGGACGTCTCATTAGAGTCTACGACAAGCCTACTGTTAATGAGATGTTCGCATTTATCGTTTCTAAAACTTCCAGCAGTTGGAAAGCGCAAGCCGAAGTAGGAGCGCACGATGATTTAATTTTTGCGCTAGGAATTGCATGGCAGCTGTTCCAAAGTGAAAGCCCACCTATAGTTAAGGTACACCGACAACGTAAAGTAAGGCGGAGTTCATTTCATGTCACATAAATACCTAGGCGATAACCTATGAACCCTAAACACCAAAAGATAACCACCTACGACAAGCAACAAGACGGCTCTACTAATATTACTACTAAGAGCTACTACGAAGAGCTTAGTCATCTGCTAGAAGAGGTAGAGAAGCCTATGATAAGTACAGACGCTACATTGATTAAAGATGTAGAGAGTATGCTTAGCCACATAATAGTAGACCACTCGCCCAAGCTGACTATCACCATAGCCAAGTCTCCCAAGGGGTACAAGGTCACTAAGAAATATGTACTGATAAAGAAAAAGTTTTAGATAAGCACAGTATCTGATATTATACAAATACAAATAGGTAGCCGTTACATCGAGCCTTTAACAAGGATTAACGACACCACCTATGGCATTTTTCGAAAAAGAAGATATACAGGAACAATATCAAACAGCTAAGGATGAAAGTTACCAGTGGCGTAAGAACTACGATGAATACGAACGCCTAGCAGACAACGGACTCATTGACAGCCTTGACGAAACCCTGCCAGAAGTAAACGATGGCTCACTAGCCGCAGCACTATTCAAACTACCTAAGAGGATTGTAGACTCTGAACTAACTGGCCGAGCCAAGTCAGAAGACCGGGACGAAGCATGGATTACTGAACTAGCCAACATCTATTGGGAAGAGAAGATTATACCTAACGCTAACTCTCAGGCACCCTGGAGTCGTAAGTGGAAGGATGCAGTACGTAAAGCCGCTATATATGGTAGTCAACCAATCATCTCCCTACTAGTGGACAATGGTGACTACACCGGAGCTGACATCATCGTACCCTACGCCCAAGACGTACGGCTAGAAGCTGGTAAGGTATCCGACCAAGACTCTGACCTAATCTTCTGGGATGTATTCTACACACGCAAACAAGTTAAAGACCTTATCGAACAAGCCAAGAAAGAAACCAAAGACAGCCCAACAGACGGTTATAACAAGTGGAACGTCAAAGACCTACAAGCTATTTATGACTCACAGACCGAAGGTGAAGACCGGGACGCTAACGAAGAGCATGAAGGTAAACAGGACAAAGCTGTTACTAAGGGTGGCGTCAAGTTCTGTATCGTATTCCAACGTGGGATTAAAGCACCTTTCTACATGTACCACAAAGCTACCGACTCAACAGTGAGAGAGTGGGAGAACCCAGACCCAACAGGTGACATACCAGTTAAATACCTCTACTGTTACCAAGACTTCAACAATCCATACGGAATTGGTATTGTGCGACTTGCCGGTGGAACACAGAACGTACTAGATGAGCTACGACGACTACACATACTCGCTACACAAATAGGAATCCGCCCACCTAAGAAGATAATGGGGCCAGAAGACGAAGTAGACGAGGACTCACTCATATATGCCCAAGACCAGAACTGGTATCTAGGTGGAGCTGACGTAGAGACGGTTGAAATGGCCAATGGAGTATACAACCAACTTGCCAACACTGTATCAATGTACAAGGTGTCGCTCAACCAGCTCATACCGGTAGGCGATACATCTATATCGGGCACAGACAGTGGCGACCCACAATATAGCAAGACCCCAGCAGGTGTAGACTTCCAGCAGAATCAACTATCCATAGACGACGAAGACTTTAAAGACAACCTATACGTTACCTATGAAGCCGTAGCTAAGAACTGTATTAACATCACATTCGCCAACATGCAGGGCAGTGACCTGCTTAAACTATCTGACGAACACCGAGAGTTACTTGCTAAGTCGGGACTAGACTTCCCGGTAGACGCAGAGGGTGAGCCAACCAACGAACTGGAGATAATCTGGGACGAATCACGAGCAACCTTCTCATTCGAACTAGACGCAGAAGACGACAAATCTAAGGACGAGGACAAACGGCTAGAAGCCCTACTCAAGATTGTCGAACTACGTAGCGTTGACCCAACTATCGAACAGGTGCTTGGACAGTCAGGCTTTAAACTTAACATGGGCGAGTTATTCAGCTCAATCATCAACCTCACTACAGATAACGACAAGATACTAGAAGAAGTAGACCCAGAGGAAATGGCTCAACAACAAGCTATGCAACAGCAGATGATGCAACAACAGGCTCAGCAACAAGGTCAAGACCCGAACGCTCAACAACAAGGCCAGCCACAAGGCCAACCACAAGGTAACCAAGGGGGAGTGGACCCACAAGGCTCAGCGCCACAAGGACCAGCCCCAGAAGAAGCACAAGCTAATATGCAAGCAGTTATGCAGCAATACGGAGTATCAGCAGAAACAGCAGCCGAAGCACTAGACATGGAAGCCAACGGAATGCCAATAGAAGAAGTCCAAGCAGCACTACAAGCTAAAGTCCAAGATGAGCAACAACTTCCACAAGGAGTACCACAGCAATGAGAAACGATTCAGCACTATACACCGGAATGAACTCCAGCACAGCACAGAAACTAGAACGAGTTGAGCTTAAAGACAAGGCACGTAAAGATGAAAAGACTCAGACTAGAGCCAAGATACTCCCAGCAGTAGAGGTATTTAATGAAGAGATAGACAAAGAGACGAAGAGAGTAATACTCGCCCAGCTAGACCTCATAGACAAGGACGGCGACATCAACGCCGAGGCTAAAGCCCTCAAACTTTATAAAGCCTCTATGGCTACCCTAAAGTCGCGTGTCTCCAACATAATGCGAGAACCAAAGGAAAAGAAGAAATGAAGGAGGTTACCAATGAACCAGTAGATGAGCCAGTAGAAGAACCAAGGGTCGAGTATGAGCTAGACATGGATAACATGCCACCAGTCAAGCATATATGGGTAGATAGAGGGGAGGTGCTTTCATGTGAAAACGCTGGACACCTAAACCACAGGCACTTTAAGTTTAAACGGTAGAACTCCTTACGGGTGCTTACCAAAACAGTGAGCATCCGTAAGGGCTTCTCCCAGCCCCATGACCGTAGGCAGGTCTTAAAACAAAGCACGAGGCTCACCCCTCTATAAATAACAGTATGGCAGCCACACCTATAACGTGGAGAACGGAGCAAATATGGCAGATGCGAAAGCAGACGCACCCGTAGAGGAAACACCTGTAGATACAGGTGTAGACGAAGCGGAAACATCAACAGAAGACAAGGGTGACCCTTTTGATGCATTGGAGGAAGACGACACAGCATTTGATGATTCAGATGATGACGACTCAACCGATGAGGCAGAAGAAGACACCGAATCTGATAAGGATTCAAAAGAATCTGAGGAAGAATCGACGGAGGACGCCACAGAAGAAAAGCCTGATGAAGATGAACCTGAAGAGGAAGACAAGAAAGCCGACACCGAGGAAGCTGAAGAAGTCGAATCAGATGGAGAGGAAGACACAACCTCAGACGTGGAAGAGCCTGAAGATAAGAATCAGAAGGAACTAGCCCACGAAGCCTTTAAAAGACGAGAAGCCGAACGCCAGTTGCGTGAGACTAAAGCAACTAACGAGAAAGCAAACCTAGACCGCTACCTGAAGGAAGCCGAAGGGGATGAAGACGAGTTGCGGAAGCGTCAGAATGAGGTAGAAGCCTTTAACTTACAGAGGGAACGTATAGAACTAAATCAACAGTCACTCGACGTATCAATACGAAGAGCAGCCAGTGAATTAGGGATAGACAAAGCCGATGCCCAGACCAAAGACTACATAGCGCGACAACTGGATAAGTTCGAAACTATGCACGTACAAAAGGACAAGGACGGCAGCCCGATTAAAGTTACAGGCGATGTGTACCAATATTTAAAAGAAGAAATGGACTCTATTGGTCAATTTCGCAATATTGGTGCTAGGGAGCAAACAAAAAAGAAACAGGCGGAGAAAACTCGTACCGTTACTAAGCCGACTAGACAACCAAAAGAGGCGAAGAAAGACCAAGACCTTGAAGACTTCGACACGGAGTTTGATAGCGTCAATTAGAGTTTGCAATTAAGAAAGGCAAACCCAAATGGCAGTAAACTTAGCCAGTAAATTCGAGAAGAAAACCTCTGAAGCGATATCAGCTGGTCGCAAGACTAAACTGGTAACAAACCAGAACTGGTCATGGGACGGTGTTAACGCAATTAACGTTTACACCCTAACAGACCCAGTCATGGGAGACTACAACGTTAACGGCGGAAGCGCTCGTTACGGTAGTGCTACAGAAGTAGAAGACACAATCCAGACATTCACGCTCTCACGAGACCGTGCATGGACAAAGACAATCGATAAGAGCAACTATCAGGATTCAATGATGGTTCGTAAGCCAGGTAAATACCTAGCACAAGCTACTAAGAACGTTACAATCCCTGAGATTGACACTTATGTCATCCAGACAATCGTAACAGCAGGTGAAGCAGCATCTCGTGACGACATCGTTGCAGACGCAGCTACCACAGCAACTAACGCTTACGTAAACTTCCTAGAAATTAACGCAGACATCAGCGACAAAGAATGTCCCGTAGAAGGACGAGTAGCACTACTTACTCCTGCCTACGTGAACTTCATTAAGCAGTCAACGTTACTCGACTCAAGCGACCTATCTTACAAAGATAAGAAAAGCGGAGTTATGGGTAAAATTGATGGTGTTAAATTAGTAGAAGTACCATCTGCACGTATGCCAGCTAACACTGACCTAGTGATTACTCACCCAAGCGTGACCACATCACCAGAGAAGCTAGTTGACTATACGTTGCACAAGAACCCGGTTGGAGTATCAGGCGATGTGCTTGAATACCGACACCGCTATGACAGTTTCGTAGATACTAACCGTGTTAATTGTGTGGGAATACACAAAACAGCCTGATGGTTGAAAACAACTAAAGGAGATAAGAAATGGCACTAACAAAAGAAGCGATAATCGAAATCCAAGAATCAGCGAAGTGGAATCACAAAAAGCAAGTTCGCTTGCAAGAGGAAGCCGCTAAACAGAAGGACGCAATCGAGAAGGCTGTACAAGCCTCACGAGTAAAGCCTGATGTTAAAGCTGAAATCGCACAAAAGAAAGGTAAATAAACATGTCAGTAAATATGACTAATTGGGGACACCAAGAGTCTGAAGACGTTGCTGCAAGCACCAAGACTGTAGATATTACAGACCAGGGCGTAGTTCAGAACGTAACAGCAGATTCAACAGTTACCCTCCCAGCAACAGTAGTTGGCTACTCTTACACACTCCGTGTAGGTGCGCCAGGGATTACTCTAGCAGTGAGCCCAGCATCAGCTGACCTGATTGCCGGTAATGGGTTCACAGCTGCAGACAACAAAGATGTAATCTTTACTAGCCAGCCAGCAGGCTCATTCGTGAGCATAGTTGGAAATGGTACTACAGGTTGGAACATCT